CAGCTTTTTCTACTTTTTCTTGCGTTTTCTTCCCGGCAACCCGTGTTTTTACGATAGTGTGATCCCGAACAATCTCAGGATAAGCTCTTGCGTTAAATTGAAGTACCGCAGTAGCAATAAGCGGGTAATGCACGTTACTAGCCCCAGGCCAAGGAGTTGTCTTTTTCCCCATAACGTGCTGAGTTATCTTCATACCTTTTTCATACTGATCACGCCACTCAGACATAGAGTTATAATCGATAAGGTACACTTCTTTGACGTGGTTACCTACCTTAACCAATGTTTCATCGTCGAGCTGCGTTGCGATGTTATCCAACTCAGTCCATGCTAAGAGCTCGTTTATGCTGCGCTTTTTCATTTTAATATCCTGTTATATCGTCGCCTTTGCGTTTAACGTCGTCAAAATCTTCTGCTACCATAGGTTTCGGCATTGCTATGTGCCTGGTGTGAAATAGGTATCTAAGGCAGTCACAGCAATGGTCGTTCTCCTTCACAATCTTACCTTTCTCGTCCCTACGATATATTCGGTACTCTTCTAGCAAAGGAGTGCATGTATTGAAAACCTTGAGTACCCCGCTTTGTAGAGCCTGAAAAACTTCGTATATACCTGCCTCTACCGCGTTGTTTGCTTTACATAAGTCCAACCCAAAATCAAAGTACATCTGCCACAAACTTTCTCCGTCGCGCTGCCCTCTACCTCTGGCCGCAGGATCAATGGCTATTGGTATCCAATCCCCTCTTGCTTTTATCGCGTGTGCGTGTACCGATGGCTCCGCGTGCCCCTTCTTGTACGTATCATATACGTACATCACACCTGTCTCAGGGTCAAGTGCTCCAAATACTGCCGCAGTGCAATTCCACCCGACATCCATACCTATGGCTTTGTGGTAGTAGTCAGGAATCGGGAATGGCTCCACGGTAATTTCGGATTCGGGTACCGGATAAATCGCCCCAGAGCCCAGAGATGGTATCCCCTTAGAGCGAGCATCGCGCTGGTGAGGGGGTAGGGCGTTGAACATCTGATTCTTTTCTTCCTCACTCAAATGCCCGCAGTCGTCCCACGTGCTCATAATTAAAAATTTACCATTTACATCATAGCCTAGTGACTCACTCATGATTTCGGTGGTGACCCCCCTGGCATAAATGACAGTACTAGCGGAGTTAATCCTGTCAAAGGTGTGAACGTCAAAAATACAATACCCTTGGTTGTCATCGTGCGTATCAAACACTCCGTGTAAATCTCAATAGGGCACTCTTCGTCGAGGTGAACTACCTCAATCGCTGTTCCTTGGTAGGCTATCCTACCCTGGTCATAGCTCTTAAACTGAATCATGCTGTGACCATCAAAATCCCCATTCTCGTCATGGTGCTTAACATAGACCGTATCCAGTGCGTCTGGCACACCCGCTTTGGGGGTTGTTCTCGTTATTAACTCACCTGGGATCATCCCAGTCCCTCTAGAATCATGAGGTCCTATAAGCTCTACTTGCAGTATATCACGCACCGTTTTCGCATTATCCCCAGCCACCCACACAGTTATTGGACTATTAAACCTTCGACCTTTCCACCAATCAGGATACATCCCTGTAGCGAACGCAGTATCCATGTACGTCCCTGTCACAGTCTTGCCGCAGTTGTGGTGGTAAACACCTCCTGCTTTATAGCTGTTGATAGGGTGGATGGTAGAGTCTACAATGGGTTGCCAACCTATTGGCAGCACACAAGCGACAGACCTACCACCCACTAACTTTGGAGATGATAATGGGTAAACAACGGAAATTGTCAGATCACCACGAAGAACTTGTTTCTCTTTTGAACACTGGGGTTGCTTTAAAGCATATTGCAGCTCGTCTGGGTTTCCTAGAATCGAGCATATCTCGATATCTTTCAAATAATGGTTTAAATCGCCGCCCCCAATCAACGAAAGAACCGAAAATTGACCGGACTCAGCTAGAATCACTTCTCTCTCAAGGCTTGACTCAAGCGCGTATTGCAGAGATTTTTGGGGTTCACAAGTCAGCGGTAGAACGTGGTGTGGCGTTTTGGGGGCTGAAAACAGCTCGAACAGGGCCGAGAGCTGGGAAAGATCACCCGTGCTGGGAAGGAGGTCGTCGTCTTGACAAGCACGCATATATACTTCTATACGTTCCAATGCATCCTTTCTCGACCAAACAAGGCCTTTACCGAGAGCATCGTATCGTGATGGAGGTGCTTCTGGGTCGGTATTTAGATCCCAACGAGGTGGTTGATCACATAAATAGCGTGCCTTACGACAATAGGCCTCAAAATCTGAAGCTTTATGAGTCAAACGCAGAACATCTGAGATCGACATTAACTGGTCGAGAGAAAGCCACCCCTCGGTCGTTAATACCTGGTGCTTATCGGTGCAGTCAAAAAATTCACCGTTGTCCAGAACTACACGAAACGCTGGGGACACAGACCGGAGAAATATACCAGAAGGTGACCCACTACCTTCACGCTCACCATCCCACCCAAGAACACCTCCATATGAACCGGAAAATGCTTCAGGAGCACGGACCTTGGTGTGATCCGTGGTCTCTACCCACGTCCAAGGACTAATACACCTGTTAGCAGCAACAAAGGCCAGCTCCCTGTAGTTGGTCGTTGCGTTCATAAACGCCTCATGTTTAGGGTACAACTCTCTCCTATGCGGTCCTTCATCTGGAAACATTTGAAAGAACTTGCGCTGCTTTTTCCGGGTTTCTAGGGTCCTTATTAGTGTCTCAAGCTCATGGCGTTTGAGATCGTCCAATTTGGCTAGGCGCTCGGGGGTGAGGTAGCGCTTTAGCTTGGATAGCTTACCTAAATCCAATTCCTCACCGACGGTGCTCATAACTTAGCTCCTGGTCGGTAGGGCTTAGAGGGCGTCATTTGCTCTCTAACGGCTTCTTTGAGAATCGGGTCCGATAGTAAGTCCTCAGCCATAGCGTCGACTGTGGAGGATTTGATGTGGCCTAGCTCCAATGTTTCGTAGTGATCATTGATTTTTTCGCGTAGATCAGGGGCCTCTGGTAAGACTTCGGATGAACTACCATCAACTGTCACACCAAGTATGTCCTCGATCTTCTTGAGTATCTGAGCATCGGAGGCGGGGATCGATATCTCTTTCTTGTCAGTGAACACACCAAGCATGCGGCCAAGGTTCTCTACAGCCTTCTGAGCGGATTGTAGGTTCGTTTGGCGAACGTAGTGGGTAGATGGGTTACCTTCCTTGTCAAACGTCGTCTGAGCGATAGGGATGCGTCCCAGGGACATATCACGAATCAACATCAAATCCTCAGCCACATCCGCTGGAGTGAACTGAGTGTCCTGGCGTAGCTGGCGTTTTGCCAAATCCAGGGCTGTGGTGATTCTAGGGCTCTTGGCAAGCTTGTTGGCTTTTTGCTTTGTGATACCACACATGTCAGCCGCAGCCGACGGCGTTTTCATGATGAGCAGTGCCTGGACGAAATCATGTTCGTCTTCCGTTAGAACTTGTTTCCAGTGCTCATAGGTTAGCTCGAAATTCATTTTTGGTATCTGGCTTTTGCTGGCTTGACTGAAATTTAACATTGCTGGGTTGCTGCGTCAACTGCGTTACCTAGTACCAGATAATTATAAATTTAATTTTAAAATTTCTTCCCGAACACACAGACACCTATGATTATAAATTTAAGGGGGTGGGTGTTTTTTGACCTATGGGGTCGTCACCAGGTTTTCTACGAAAAAACTTAGCAGCGTTGCAGCTCAGCGACATAAAATGTCAGTAATAACAATTGATCAAAGATTGTGAGGTGGCTCGATCTCCTACGTTGCTACGTTACGTAGTAATTGTAGCAGCAGTACTGAGTACTTTGCAAGTTATTTTTTATAAATTATAAACCGCTCAATATTTAAACAATTGACATTATTCCCGTAATGTCAATTACCACAAAGTTATCCACAGGCAGCAGGTTGATTGCACGAGATGGCTTGAGGTTAGTGTCGCTGGGTTACTAAGTAGATTTATAATTATCGGTACTGAGTACCGATAATTATATGAAAATTATATCTGATCAAGAATTAAACTTTTTGGCTTATGTACCAGAGTAAATGCGATAAAAGATAACAAACCACAAATACGTTTGCTTAATACAAACTATGTATTAATTATCACTATGTATACACATCTCAAAATCAGATCTTTTATAGAAAACACTT